TCGACGGAATGCCCGACCGCCTTGTATTACTACCTGATGGCCTTATCGCTTTTGTGGAACTGAAGGCTCCCGGAAAGCGCCCACGCCCATTGCAGGAAGCACGACACCGAATGCTTCGCTCTTTGGGATTCAAGGTCTATGTGATAGATAAACCAGAACAGATTGGAGGGATGCTGGATGAACTTCGAGCCTCACGATTATCAGACCTACGCCATTGATTATATTGAAAACCATCCTGTATCCGCAGTTCTCCTCGATATGGGTCTTGGCAAGACAGTCATCTCCCTGACTGCCATCGCAGATTTGCTGTTTGATAGCTTTCTGGCTCACCGTGTTCTGGTGGTCGCTCCGCTTCGTGTGGCCCGTGACACTTGGCCTGCGGAGCTAAAGAAATGGTCCCACCTAAAGCACCTGACTTTCGCCGTTGCAGTGGGAACACTGGCAGAGCGAAAAGCCGCACTTCTGGCCGGAGCCGATATCACGATTATCAACCGTGAAAATGTGCAGTGGCTGATTGAGGACAGCGGTATGCCTTTCATCTACGATACAGTGGTTATCGATGAGCTGTCCTCTTTCAAAAATCACCAGTCAAAACGCTTCAAGGCATTATCCAAGGTGCGACCGAAGATCAAACGCATCATCGGCCTGACCGGAACACCAAGCTCCAACGGCTTGATGGATTTATGGGCTGAATTCCGACTGCTGGATATGGGCCAGCGCCTCGGCAGATTCATTACACAGTATCGCAACAACTACTTTATGCCGGACAAGCGCAATGGCCAAATCATCTACTCCTACAAGCCGTTGCCCTATGCAGAGGAAGCCATTTACAAGCAGATTTCGGATATTACGATTTCTATGAAAAGTACCGACTATCTGCAGATGCCGGAGCTGGTGTCCTCCCAATATGAAGTGCAGCTTTCCGAGGAGGAACGTGAGCGCTACGAGCAGCTGAAAGCAGAATTTATTCTGCACCTCTCTGATGAGGAAATCACTGCTGCCAATGCCGCTTCACTGACCGGAAAACTGGTGCAGCTGGCCAACGGTGCCATTTACACCGACACCGGCGATATTGTGGAGTTCCATGACCGAAAGCTGGACGCCTTAGAGGATTTGATCGAGGCCGCAAATGAGAAACCGGTGCTGGTGGCGTACTGGTTCAAGCACGACCTGCAGCGTATCAAAAAGCGCTTTGCTGTGCGAGAACTGAAATCCAGCAAGGACATTGAGGACTGGAACAATGGCAAAATTCCGGTGGCAGTCATTCATCCTGCTTCTGCCGGTCATGGTTTGAACCTTCAATCCGGCGGTTCCACTCTCATCTGGTTCGGCCTGACGTGGTCCTTGGAATTGTACCAGCAGACCAACGCTCGACTGTGGCGACAGGGCCAGACCGACAGAACCGTGGTGATACAGCACATCATCACAAAAGGCACTATCGACGAGCGCATCTTAAAGGCTCTCTCCCGCAAGGAGCTGACCCAGAATGCACTGATAGATGCCGTAAAAGCCAATCTATGACAATCTACGACAATCCGAGGAATAAAATTTTTCGGAGGTACAGTATGACCGCAAAAGAATATTTAATGCAAGCCAAGTTTCTGGATATGCGTATCAATTCCAAAATTCAGCAGGTCGAGGCACTGAATGACCTTGCTACCAGCGCCAGTTCGGTGCTAACGGGTATGCCTCGCAATCCCAACAAGGCCACTTCCAAGATGGCCGATGCCGTTGCAAAGATTGTGGACCTGCAGGCAGAAATCAACCGTGACATTGATGAGTTGGTGGATCTGAAAAAAGAGATTTCCTCCACCATCAAAGCGGTGCCAAGTCCTGAGCTTCAGACCCTGCTTGAAAAACGCTATCTTTGCTTCCAGTCTTGGGAAATCATCGCCGTGGACATGGGCTACAGCATGCACCACCTGTATAAGCTCCATAATCAGGCGCTGGATATTTGCGATGGTATCCTGAAACGTGATACCTAAAGACATAGAATGATACCCGCTTCCTATGATATTATTATAATAGCGAAAAGCGAAAATCAGGAACGAGCCTTGTGGGAGCAATCCCGCAGGGCTTTTTCTATGCCCTGAAGGAGGTGAACCGATGCCTAAGAAACCGAAGCGACCATGTTCTTATCCCGGATGTCCCAAGCTGACGGATGGCAGGTTCTGTGAGGAACATGAAAAGCTGGAGAACAAGCGCTACGAGAAGTACGACAGAGACCCTGCTGTACGCCGTCGTTATGGCCGTGCATGGAAGCGTATCCGTGACAGCTATGTGCAGCTGCATCCTTTGTGTGAGCAGTGCCAAGAGAAAGGTCTGCTTGTTCCTACCGAAGAGGTCCACCATCGCATCCCGCTTTCGGAAGGCGGCACACATGCAAGAGAAAATCTGATTGCTCTTTGCAAGCCGTGCCACGCCAGAATCCATGCCGAGCGAGGTGATCGTTGGCACAACCATGACCGGTAGGGGCGGTCGAAATCTCTGTGACCTTTATGCCGTGCAACGGGCGTGGGGTCTCACGCACAAAATCGCAGTTTCAAACGGGGTATATAAGGCCCTGCCAAAGGAGGTGTATGCAAATGGCTAAGGACGGTACCAACCGAGGTGGCGCTCGTGTTGGAGCAGGAGCCAAAAAGAAGCCCTTAGCTGATAAAATCGCTGAAGGCAATCCGGGCAAACGAGCATTGACTGTCATTGACTTCGATAATCAGTCGGTCGATTTAGAAGGTCAAGCGATGCCCAAGCCATCCAAGCTGTTGTCTGCCAAACAGAAAGATGGCAAAAAGCTGGTCGCAGCGGATATTTACAAAAAGACATGGGACTGGCTGCACGAGCGTGGCTGCGCTGCTCTCGTATCTCCCCAGCTTCTGGAACGCTACGCCATGAGCGTGGCCCGCTGGATACAGTGTGAAGAAGCAATCACCGAGTTCGGCTTTCTGGCAAAGCATCCGACTACCGGCAATGCAATCCAGTCGCCCTATGTGGCGATGAGCCAAAACTTCATGAGCCAGACCAACAGGCTCTGGATGGAAATCTACCAAATCGTAAAAGAAAATTGTGCCACGGAATATGGCGGTGCTACTCCACAGGACGATGTAATGGAGCGCCTTCTGATGGCAAGGAAAGGACTTTGATTATGAACATTTCTTATAAAACTGCCGAGAGTGTCTGCGCTGGACACCCGGACAAACTTTGTGACCTGATCGCCGACGCCATTCTGGACGAATGTCTGAAAAAGGACCGCAATTCCCGTGTGGCCTGTGAAGTCATGGCGACCAAAGGGAAAATCTTTGTGTGCGGTGAAATCACCTGCGCCAAGAAAATCGACATCCGCTTGGTGGTCCGTCAGACTCTTGCCAAGGTCGGATATAACCCGCTGAAATTTATCGTGTTTGTGTATGTGCATCGTCAGAGCGCTGACATCGCCGGTGGCGTAAACAAGGCGCTGGAAACTCGTGATGTGGATAGCGACGATATCTTCGCTTCCGTCGGTGCCGGTGACCAAGGCACTGTTTATGGTTATGCCACCAATGAAACATGGGCCAAAATGCCCACTCCCGTTCTGTTCGTCAATGACCTGTGCAAGCGTCTGGATGATGCCATGCACGATGGTACCATTCGTGATATCGGTCCTGACGGGAAAGCGCAGGTAACTATCGAATACCACGATGGCAAACCTGTCAGCGCAAAAAACATCATCGTTTCTGTGCAGCATAAGGAAAGCAAAAGTCTGGATGAGCTTCGCCGTGAAATTATCACCGAAATCATCTATCCTCTGCTCAGTCGCTACCACTTCCCGAAGGAAACGGAAATCCTCATCAATCCTTCCGGTCGCTTTGTGGAAGGTGGCCCTGCTGCCGATACCGGCTTGACCGGCAGAAAAATCATGGTGGATACCTACGGTGGTCTGGCTGCTCATGGCGGCGGTGCCTTCTCTGGCAAGGACGCTACTAAGGTTGACCGCTCCGGCGCTTACATGGCCAGAGTCGTTGCCCGTAATATCGTAGGCGCATGGCTGGCCGACAGATGTCAGGTGGCGATCTCTTATGCTATCGGTAAGGCCGAACCCACTGCCGTGGAGATCGATACCTTCGGTACAGAAAAGGTCGATGTAGAAATCATCCGCAAAGCTGTGATGGAGGTCTTTGACCTGCGTCCCGCTGCTATCATTTCTCTGTTACACCTGCGCAGTCCCTACTTCTCCGAGACCACTGCCTACGGCCACTTCAATGGATATAAAGGCACTTGGGAGAATGTAGACAAGACCAAGGAGCTGGAAAAGGCGGTGAAGAAATATGCTGATTGAGAAGAAAAACACAGCCGATCTTCTGCCTGCTGACTATAACCCTCGTAAGGATCTGAAACCCGGCGACAAAGAATATGAAAAGCTGAAACGCTCCATCGAGCAGTTCGGCTATGTGGAGCCGGTCATCTGGAACAAGACCACTGGCCGTGTCGTTGGTGGTCACCAGCGATTGAAGGTCCTTATTGATATAGGCATGACCGAAGTGGACTGCGTGGTCGTGGAACTTTCTGAGGAGAAAGAAAAAGCGCTGAATGTGGCACTCAATAAAATCAGCGGCGAATGGGACAACGACAAGCTGGCTCTGCTCATCGCTGACCTGCAAGGCACCGACTTCGATGTTTCGCTCACCGGCTTTGAGCCTGCGGAGCTGGAGGCCCTGTTCCGTGAGGACACCAAGAAAGGCATTCACGATGACGATTTCGATGTGGAAGCGGAGCTGCAGCAGCCGACCTTCTCCAAGACCGGTGACCTGTGGCAGCTGGGCGATCACCGTCTGGTCTGCGGCGACTCCACCAAGGCAGAAACCTACGACCTTCTGATGAATGGCAAGGTGGCAAACCTTGTGGTGACGGACCCTCCG